CTGAAGAGAAGCTTACGTGGGTAGTATATAATGCCAACATGGTGCAAACCGCGGTAACTCTGATTATTTCATTGCGTGGCATGGATTTCTTTGATGACTACGTGAAAGTTATTTCAAGAGAATGCGGCGATGGTGCTCAAGGTGCATTGTACTTTGATCCTAACATCTTCAATCTAATAGGAAACGGATATGACTGAACTAGTAGACAACGAGTTTGGAGTCGAGTACGAGCAGATCTCGATCAGGAAGCTTCGAATCTTTCGAGTAGGCAAGCAATGGCTTGTCGAGTATCAACGCGCTCCTCGTCTTTGGGCTCCATGGGATTACTTCTGGTGGTACAACGACGGACAGTACGTAGAGTATTACGATGCTCTTGGTCGAGTTAATGATCTGAAGGCTAATGGTTATGTGAACATACCAAGATTTATGAATGTGAAGGAATTTAAAATTGAGTGATTTGTTAAAGTTTCAAAGGTTTCTCGAGCAGATGATCGGCCACCCGGACGGTACTTATATTGCTGCTGAACTCTCTCCTGACAGTCAAAGACTTCTTGACACTTATGTCACTGGTATGAACGTTCCGAATGCAGCAGATCCAGGTCAATATCATTCTACGGTAATCTACTCGCGTAAAGGTGTTCCTGAAGCCCGCGAATATCATTTCGAGTTGCCGTTCAAGGCAAAGATTAAAGAATGGAAGATATTTGACACCAAGTTTGGTGAATCTGGTAAATGTCTGGTTGCTATCATGGATTCTCCTGAGCTGGAAAAAGCACACAAAGAAATCCGTGATAAGTATGGCGCAACGCATGATTATCCAGATTATCATCCGCATGTAACAATCAGTTATGATTATCCGAATGAACTTCCTACTGAGATTCCTGATATGGAACTTGAGTATGATTATGTCGACATCAAACCACTAAATCCGCAGTTTGTTCCTGATAAGAAAGATTAATATGAGTGAAGTAAATCTTATCGGTATTACCAAGCCGAGTGCATATACAGAATGTACTACTGCCAATGAACTGGTTGCATGGGCAGCTCGAGTATCCAATCCCTCGAACCAAAACAATACTGCAACTGCACCTAAGCTAGTTCAGTATCTTATTCGTAACCAACACTGGTCACCTTTGGAGATGGTCCATGTCAGTATTGAAATCAAAACAACACGAGATATCGCTCGACAAATTCTTAGACATCGTTCTTTCTCATTCCAAGAATACTCTCAGCGTTACGCCGATCCAACGGCAGATCTTGGCTTTGTTAGACGAGAAGCCAGACTTCAAGACGCTAAGAATCGTCAAAACTCGATCGAGGTTGAGGACAAACTACTTCAAGAACATTGGAACATACGGCAAGCACGTGCAATAAGCGAAGCTGAGTATGCCTACAACTGGGCCATTGAAAATGGTATTGCCAAGGAACAGGCACGAGCTGTTTTGCCTGAAGGTAACACAGTATCGGTTATGATTATGTCCGGTTCTCTTCGTTCGTGGGTTCATTACTGTCAGTTGCGTATGGACAAGGCCACACAGAAGGAACACCGTATTGTTGCCGAACAGTGCTGGGATATTATCGCGCATCATTTCCCAGATGTGAAGAAGGCTCTTGATGATATGGCTGCACAAGCAGAGTTCGAAAGGAAACTGCCATGATTAATTGGCTAGTATATAATAAAAATGATGTCGTCGTTGCAGACGTTGAATCTGAAGAAGAAGCTCTTGAGGTTGTACAAGATCTTACAGAAGATCCATGGTGGAAAGACGAAGCGCCTTATAGAATAGAGATGTTACCATGAGTCATAGTAGTGTAGTAAAAGAAAACGAAGACGGTGAATTGTACATAGAATTATCAGACGAACTCATGGAAGCCATGGGTTGGGATATAGATACTGAACTAGTATGGACCGTCTATGATGACGGCAAAATTGGATTAAGAAAGAGAACAGATGATCACAGTAACGAAGCGTGATGGAACGCGCGAACCCCTCGATATTAATAAGTTCCACAAAGTTGCGCTACATGCATGTGAAGGTCTATCTGGAGTTTCTGTATCTGATCTCGAAATCAAGACACATATTCAATTTTATGACAAGATCAAGTCGATTGATATTCAAGAGACTCTGATCAAGGCTGCTGCCGAACTCATCACAGAAGAAGCACCAAACTATCAGTATGTGGCTGGTCGTCTGATCAACTATAACCTTCGTAAGGAAGTTTATGGTCAGTATGAGCCTCCTCACCTTTTCGGTCATTATGGTCGAGTAGTACTAGAAGGGTATTATGATAATGCTCTGGCTTCTGCATACTCGCAAGAAGAGTGGATTCAACTCGCTGATTATATCGACCACGATCGTGATAACCTACTGACCTATGCTGCTATGGAACAGTTTCGCGGTAAGTATCTGATCCGTAATCGTGTGACGAATAAGTTCTACGAGACACCTCAGATGGCATTCATGTTAATTGCCATGACACTCTTTCAGAATTACAAAAAGAATCGAATCAAATGGGTAAAGGACCTTTATGATGCTATCAGTACATTTGACATTAGTCTTCCTACTCCTATTATGGCAGGAGTGCGGTCACCTCAACGCCAGTTTAGTTCGTGCGTACTTATCGAAACTGACGACTCGCTGGACTCAATAAATGCAACAGCCTCCGCAATTGTTAAGTATGTTTCTCAGAAAGCTGGTATTGGTATTGGCGGCGGTCGTATTAGGGCTATTGGATCTCCTATACGCAACGGCGATGCTTCTCACACTGGTACTATTCCTTTTTATAAGCATTTCCAGTCAGCTGTTAAATCTTGTAGCCAAGGTGGTGTCCGTGGTGGAGCAGCGACTCTCTATTACCCCCTTTGGCATTACGAAGTGGAGGATCTTCTTGTCCTAAAGAACAACAAGGGCACTGAAGACAACCGTATACGTCATCTTGATTATGGCGTGCAATTTAATAAGGTAATGTATGAAAGACTTCTTTCTGGAGGTAATATCACCCTCTTCTCACCTAGTGATGTCCCGGATCTCTACGAAGCGTTTTACAACAACGTCGACGACTTTAGAGAACTCTACGAAAAGTACGAACGTAGTAAGGTTAGAAAGAAAACCATCCCTGCGATTGATCTCTTCTCAGCCTTCGTCACCGAACGAAAAGACACAGGACGAATCTATCTGATGAACGTCGATCATGCCAACGAGCATGGTTCGTTTACTGAAGCAGCGCCAATTAAGATGTCGAATCTGTGTTGCGAGATTACATTGCCAACAACTCCGCTAAAGGATATTCATGATGAAACAGGCGAGATCAGCCTTTGCACACTTGCTGCAATTAATTGGGGCAAGATTAGAAAGCCAGCAGATTTCGAAAAGCCATGCACCATTGCAGTACGCGCTCTGGATGCCCTACTGGATTATCAGGACTATCCTGTTCGAGCCGCTGCTATTGGTACTCATAACCGTAGGCCTTTGGGCGTCGGCATCATTAATTTTGCTTATTGGTTGGCTCGTAATGACACTAACTATTCTGATCCTAACCTTGACCTCGTACATGAGTATGCTGAAGCATGGAGTTACTATCTTATCAAAGCCTCGATCGACTTGGCCGAAGAAGTAGGACCTTGTCCTCTTGATCATCAAACAAAGTATGGTCATGGTATTATGCCAATTAATACCTACAAGAAAGAAGTCGATGAACTTGTGACTCCTAACTATAAGATGCCATGGAGTATATTGTCGAGTCGGGCACTATCATCTGGCATTCGTAACTCGACGCTGATGGCTCTCATGCCTGCCGAGACTTCTGCTCAGATCAGCAACTCGACTAATGGTATTGAACCACCGCGTGCTCTGATCTCGATCAAGCAATCGAAAGATGGTGTACTCAAGCAAGTTGTTCCAGAGCTAAGACGACTCAAGAATAAATACGAATTACTATGGGATCAAAAGTCTCCAGAAGGTTATCTGAAGATTATGGCAGTCCTACAGAAGTTTATCGATCAGGCTATCTCGGTCAATACTTCTTACAATCCTCGCAACTACGAGGACGAGAAGATCCCGATGTCTGAGATGATCAAACATATTTTGATGCACTACAAGTACGGCGGAAAGACACTGTACTACTTCAACACCTTTGACGGTGCTGGTGAGATTGAAGAACCAAAACCACTCGCACAAGGGCAACTAGATGATGAGGATTGTGACTCTTGTAAAATCTAGCAGGAGTATTACATGGCAAAGTCCATTACATCAAAGCAACTACACGTTCCAATCGTAACAGGAACTTCTCAGGATACAAGACGCCCGAAGCTCTCATCGATGAATAAGCATAAGAAGAGAAACTTCAAAGCATACCGTGGACAAGGAAGATAATGCAATATATTAAAATTGACAGTGATAACTGGAATGACATAAACAAAGTTTGGTTTGTGCATGAATATGCAGTGCGTGAAAATAGTACTGCGGTAACTCTTACGATTGAAGACACCGCAACAGGTGAAATTGAAATGCGAGTAGTTGCACAGAACCAAATCCAATGGCTTGAAGCAAAGGACTGGTAATGCTCTATACCGGATCGGGGAATATACCTCATCACATTTATTGTTGGGTAGATTCTTCGTTCATTCGTAAAGATGCTAAACCAAACACATACGAACCTTGTATCTGGTTTGCACTACATGCCAAAGCCGGACATTCATGGGGATGTCACGTCATGCTCGAGTGCGGTGCTGTTTGGCGCGGAGTTCCTCCTCATGCACTAGCCTTTGCACCTAATCCAGAGAAAACATGGAATCTCGAAGACACGCAAGTGTGGGATTGCTATGGAGATCAATTTTCTGTGTTGATATATAACTATCTGCACAGCCAACAAGCAGAGATTCGCAAGACAGGCTTGTTTGGTCGTTACCTTTTTACAGTCGTTCCGATGAATGACGGATATACACAACATCCTTCTCAGTCGAAGGAATTTATGTTCATTGAATTGGATAATGGTAGACTAACTATCATGCCTACCAATGAACTTCGATTCCATGATAAATCATATACCGAAGGCGATTGGCCGAAGGATCTCAAATTAAATACCAGCACCTGGAGAGTTGAATGACAGTTTTTTCAAACGAAATGTTTGATGCTACAGAACAAACTTGCTTCTTTGGCAAGTCGGTGAATATTGCTCGTTATGACAAGCAACGTTACAACACGTTTGAAAAGTTAACCGAGAAACAACTTGGTTTCTTCTGGCGTCCTGAAGAAGTCGATCTGTCTCGTGACGGTAAAGATTTTAAGGCACTCAACGACCATGAAAAACATATTTTTACGAGCAATCTCAAGCGTCAGATCCTTCTTGATTCTGTACAGGGCAGAGCTCCATCTTTGGCTTTTCTTCCAGTATGTTCGCTTCCTGAGCTGGAAACCTGGATCCAAACTTGGGCGTTTAGCGAGACGATTCATTCCCGTTCCTACACTCATATCATTCGCAACGTCTATTCTGATCCTTCCAGAGTCTTTGACGAGATGCTGGACATTCAAGAAATAGCCGACTGCGCTGATGATATCAGTAAGTATTATGATCGGTTGATCACGGCCAACAACCAGTATGCTCTTTTTAAGCATGATAAGAAGCATGCATATGAACATAAGAAAGATCTTTGGCTCTGCCTCAATGCCGTGAATGCCCTCGAAGGAGTAAGATTCTATGTCTCGTTTGCATGCAGTTGGGCTTTTGCGGAAGTTAAGAAAATGGAGGGTAACGCCAAGATCATCAAGCTCATCGCGCGGGACGAGAACGTTCATCTTGCCTCGACACAACAGCTCCTCAAAATTCTACCGAAAGAGGATCCAGACTTTGCTCGCATACAAGAAGAAACACGAGATGAGTGCATCAGCATGTTTTATCGAGTGGTCGAGCAAGAAAAAAGTTGGGCGCATTATCTTTTCAAGGAAGGCTCGATGATCGGACTCAACGAGCAGCTACTCTGTGAATATGTTGATCACATTGCTGCTAAACGTATGGGTGCTATCGGCTTGAATGGAAAGCCTGGAGCGAATCCTTTGCCATGGACACAGAAGTGGATTTCAGGTTCTGACGTGCAAGTTGCTCCACAAGAAACAGAAATTACTAGCTATGTAATCGGTGGAGTTAAAAAAGATGTCGATGAAAACACATTCAAAGGATTTACGCTATAATGGATTGGATAACCTGCCCCTCATGTGATGAGGAATTTAAAATAATCACAGAAAATACCGCTCTTCCAGAATACTGTCCATACTGTTCTGCAGAGCTTGATCTTGAAGATCCCTTCGACGAAGAATACGAAGAATAAATAGATCTTTCCTCATCTGCCGGGTTTGATCTATGAGTTGGTTATACGAAGACAAAGAATTTACTGAAGTTGAAGATTATTATGGCTTCATATATCTCATTGAAAACTTGGTAAACGGCAAGAAATATATAGGCCGCAAGTTTCTGACCAAGGCCGGATATAAAACTGTCAAAGGCAAACGAAAGAAGATTCGCGTAGAGTCCGATTGGCGCGACTACTACGGCTCTTCCAATTCCCTCAAAGAAGATATAGACTACTACGGAAAAGATAGCTTTCGTAGGACGATACTACGACTTTGTAAGAGTCGCGGAGAATGCAACTACTTCGAAACGAAATATATATTTGATAACGATGCCATCTTAGATCCTAAGTTTTATAATAATTGGGTGTCGTGCAAAATTCAAGCAAGCCACGTGAAGGCTTTACTTTTCAACCCCGAACAGGAGAATTTATGAGGTGGGTAAGGTATTAGAACACAAGCATTTGATTGTAAGAGCAGAGTTAAATAATCCTCCGCAGTGTACGTCGGCTATCGACGAGTGGATGAAGAAGCTGATCAATCAGATTGACATGAAAATTTTAATGGGGCCATATACGGTGTATTCTGATATGGTCGGCAATCGCGGATTGACTGCCGTGACTATCATCGAAACCAGTCATATTGCTCTGCATGTTTGGGATGAATGCGAACCCGCTCTCGCTCAACTCGATGTATACACATGTAGTGCTCTGAATACTGACGATGTCTTCGAAGCCATGAAAGAATGGGATCCTACAAAAGTTGAGTATAAGTATATAGACCGAGAAAACGGGTTGACATTAATTGAGAAAAATGAGGTGTTATAATGGGTAAAAAGAGAACGCGTAAGACGGTAGTATCGAAAGGCCAGCGTCGTAATATCGTTGCTGGTGTGAAAGAAGTCCGTCAAGATCGCAGTGAAGGCGAAAAAGCCTACAACAAACTGAAGGCGTGGCGCAAAGGTCAGAATCCATGGATTACTGTTCCTGGCACGCAGACTAACAAGCGCTTTATTAAAGTCCGTGCTAATGCGGTATACGGAGATCCAAAGCGTGCATCATACGGAATTTATGCAAAGGCAGGAACGAATGAGTAGAAATATTCTAATCTATACCAAAGATAACTGTCCATTTTGTGTACAAGCGAAAAACTTGTTTACAAATAAAGGAGAACAGTATATAGAGAAGAAGATAGGAAAAGATCTTACACGCGAAGAGTTTATGGAAAGCTTTCCCGATGTAAGAACAGTTCCTTTCATTATAATTGACGCAGAAAAGGTAGGTGGTTATGACAAACTCATTGAATGGTACGACAGACCAGAACGATCGTTCTTGGCAGAATGAATATTTAAAGGGCGTTCTCCAAACTGGAATCGCAAATGTAACCTTCGTAAAGAAGGATGGAACTGAACGTAAGTTACTCTGCACTCTGTTGCCGAGCGAGTTGCCGGCACAGACTGATCTTGAAGAAGCCGTACAGAAGAAGACTCCAAATCCTGAAGTGCTCGCTGTATGGGATCTTGAAAATAAGGGTTGGCGTTCGTTCCGCTACGACTCTGTTCTCGGCTTTAGTGTGCTGTCGCTAGACGCATGATCTACATAGTAGACATCGATCAGACTATATGCATGACTCCGTTTGTGAATGGAAAGCACCGTTACGATCTTTCCGATCCATTCCCACAGCGTATTGACAAGATAAATAAACTATACGATCAGGGGCACACCATCATCTATTGGACTGCCCGTGGTTCAGGGTCGGGAATCGACTGGACAGAACTCACCACAAAACAACTCAATGATTGGGGCTGCAAGTTCCATGAAGTACGTCTCGGAAAACCTTCCTATGATGTATGGATTGATGATAAAGCTCTCAATGATAGTGAATTCTTTTTTGACGTAGATCAAGCATATCTCGGAGAACATGATGAATGAAGATTTAATTGAACTAAATGAACTGAACAAGGAATCGAACGGTGGAACAGAACTTACCACTCGAGGTCTCTTCAACCGACTTACTCGTGATGAACTCGATGGTGTCCAAATTGTCACTGCTCGCGTCCGCGACCTTGATCCTAACCGAATTAAGATCTATCATCTACACGACCTTGCCGGCGATCCGGAGGCTTCACACCTTCAAGATCCAGCTTCTCGAGCTCGCTTCCAAAAGTTGGTCTTCAGCTCTAACTGGCAGTATCAACAGTATCGTGACTACCTTGGAGTTCCATATAGCAATCATTCAACAGTTATCGAAACAGGCATCGAGCCTATTCCACTCGTTGACAAGCCAAAGGACAAGATACGTCTCATTTATACGTCCACACCTCATCGTGGATTGGAGATTCTGGTTCCTGTCTTTTGCGCTCTCGCCGAGAAATATCCAAACATCGAGCTAGACGTCTTCTCTTCCTTCGGAATCTATGGCCCAGGTTGGGAAGGCCGTGACGAGGCATACAAGCCTCTCTTCGATAAGATGAACGAACATCCACAAATCAACTATCATGGTTGGGCAGATCAGGAGACAGTACGTGCCGCATACCAAAAAGCCCACATCTTTGCATATCCTTGTATCTGGCCGGAAACTTCGTGCAGGTCACTTATTGAAGCTATGTCGGCTGGTTGTTTGGCGGTTCATCCTAACTTCTCTGCTTTGGCTGACACGTCGGGTGGGTTGACTGTTCAATATGACGGCGACCATGAGAATCCAAATCTGCATGCTAACATCTTCGCACACACTCTGATGTATGCCATCGAGAACGTGCAGAACAACGACATTACTAACATGATGTCATTTGTCAAAGCCTATGCAGATACTCGTTTCGGTTGGGATTCTGTAATTCCCAAGTGGAAGGGACTGATTGCATCATTGAAGGAACAACACCGTGATATTGGCCAAAGCACCACTCAGAGTTAGTTTTTTCGGCGGGGGTAGTGATATCCCCGCCCACTTTGCACAATGGGGTGGAGCAACCATCTCAACTGCCATCGACAAGTATGTCTATGTAGCAGTGATGCACACACCACACGACCACATTAAAGTTTCCTATTCGAAACAAGAGTGTGTTACAGACATAGAAGATCTTCAAAACGAGATCGTCAAAAACGCTCTTAAGTTCTTCGGTATCAAATCCAACATCGAGATCACGTCATTCGCGGACATCCCTACGATCGGTAACGGTCTTGGTGGATCGTCTGCCTTTACTTGTGCTCTCATCAAGGCTTTATCTACATATCTTGGTTATGAATACGTAAATCCTTATCTTGTTGCTAAGACTGCGTGTCATATCGAGATAGACCTGTGTGGTTGGAAGATCGGCATGCAGGATCAGTTTGCATCTGCATTCGGTGGCATGAACTACATTAAATATTCTAACCGACTTGGGACTAGCGGTGTTGATGTGAAGCGTCTCGATACAATGGCAATCGAGAACTACATGATCTTGATTCCCACAAACGTAGAGCATCATGCAGCCAAGATCCTTGATAGCATTAACTTTGAAGCAAAGACATTTGTAATTAATGAACTTGCTCGTATGGCAGATATGCAAGGCACTCAGCTAGTAAATCCATTCGACTATGGTAGATTGCTTGATTCGGCATGGATTCTGAAGAAGCAGATGAGCGAAGAGATCTCCAGCAGTGATATAGATATTATGTACGATCGTTGCAAATCTGCTGATGCTGTCGGTGCTAAGTTGCTCGGAGCTGGAGGCGGCGGATACATGCTAGCAATCACAGATTCAAAGAGCGCAATCCGCCAAGAATTCTCAGACAGAACATGCCTCGATGTAGGTATCGCACATGAAGGAGCAAGAGTTGTCTATCGAGACTGACATTATATTTGATCATATGGGCCTAATTAATATTGGGTTTGCAAGTATCGATCATGAAGAATTTAAAAAAGCAGCCGAACTGATTTGGCTGACAAGCATTTCAAATCATCGTAACAACATCTATACTATCGGTAACGGTGCATCTGCTTCCATCGCTCAGCATTGGGCATGCGACTATACCAAAGGTTGTAAGAAAGGTGGACTGCGACCAAGAGTTATTTCTTTGGCTGCAAATATTCCACTGATGACAGCTGTGGCGAACGATATCTCCTATGACGATGTTTACTCGTTCCAGCTCGATGCACTCGGACAAGAAGGTGACGTACTCGTGGCCATCTCTTCGAGTGGTAATTCTCCAAATGTTGTCAAGGCAATTGAAACTGCTAAGGCATTGAAAGTAAAGACTATTGCTTTGACAGGATTTTCTCCAGATAATAAGTGCGCTCAGCTCGCAGATATCTCTCTACATGTCGATATCCAAGAATATGAGGCAGCAGAAGACGTCCACCAAGCTATTATGCATATGATTGCTAAATATATCAGAAACAGAGGTAAGGTTACATAATGTCACAACAACCAGTATCAATTCATCAGATCGCAGCTCAGTTCGGAACAGATAGTGGAAACTATGAAGTACTCACTGACGCAGCCATTCGATCGAAGGGTGTAGAAGGCGCAGCAGTCGAGATCGGTGTTCGTCTCGGTGGTGGTCTACAACGTATCATCGACGGTCTCGTAGAAAGTGGTCAAACTCCTGAGAAGCCAGTCTTTGGTATCGATCCGTATGGCAACATCGAGTACTACCGTGACGAGATCTTTAAGGAAGGCCGTTGCGACTATACCAATGAGATGCGCGACATTTGCATGATTAACATGTATCTGTACTGCCGTCAGAAGAACGTCAACTTCTATATGTTCAACCTTGAAGACACCGAGTTCTTCAATCGTTATGCAGACGGTGTTCCTGTCTATGCAGACTATAAGCAGCTCGTCAATAAGTACAGCGTAGTCCACTTCGATGGTCCTCATACACTCGAAGCTCTCGATGCCGAGATTGCATTCTTCCTCGAGCGGTCAGATCCTGGCGCTGTCTTCGTCTTTGACGACGTAGAGATGTACGAACACGATGCTGTACACAATCAGTTGCTTGAATATGGTATGGAAATTGCCATGGAAACTGCTCGCAAGTGGTCCTACGTCAAGAAGGAACATGTCGATAAGAAGTGGGAACCAGTCGTTGGAACTCCTGGCTGGGAGCCAAACGCAGAGCAGTACACACCAAAGGGCGGTCCAAGTTTTAATTATAAAATCGACCTGTGAAAATAAGCATGTACAAATTATCGAAACTGTAGTAGGTTGAATAATACAAACAAGGAACTACAGAGGTAAACATGGTCATTAAGGTTAAAGCTAAACCCAAACAGATCTCTCGCTCGGCTATCAAGTCTATCGATGACAAAGCCTATGGCTCCGAGCCTATCGTAATCGATGGTTATAGCAACGCTTTAAATTGGTATAACTACATGGCATCTGATGATCAGTCGCGTGACTGGTTCTTCACGTATGCCAAGAAGAATTATACCAAGGATCAACTCACACTCTTGCGCAAGCTTCCAAAGTGGAAGATTTCCAAGACTCTTGGTAACGTTGCACGTATTCTCCTGAATGGCAATGAGCTGCCGCAAAAGAATCTCGACTACTTCAATGATAGTGTAAAGAATCTCCTTGCGGCAGCTACACAAGTTGTCGAAGAAGTCGAAGACGCTCCAAAGCCTGTCGTCGATATTCAAGCTCGCATTCGTGAGAAGGCCAACTACATCATCACGAGTCTCGAAGAAGAACTCGATAATGTAATCGATGGCAAAGCGTTCTCGATGTATACCTTCTGTCAAGCCAACGAGCTGAATGCACAGATCCTCGGCATCGTAGCTGACTACTACCGTCCACAGTACACCGAGATTATGTCTGACGACGAGCAAGTCAAAGAATCCTTTGGCAAGCGTCAAAAGTTCTGGATTAATTTTTGGCAGAGCTTCTTCGATGACATCGATCGTTATGTAAATAACAAGAAGGCCGTCAAGGTTCGTAAGCCACGCGAGAAGAAAGCAAAGTCTGCAGTCGATCTGGTCAAGAACCTTAAATATCAGAAGGAAGAGCCTTCACTCAAGATTGTCTCTGTCCATCCGGCAGAGATCGTAGGATGTACACAGCTATGGACGTACAACACAAAGTACAAGAAGCTAGCTCGATACGATTCCAGCGGTCCAGCTGGAATTCAAGTCAAGGGCACTACCTTGGTTGGCTATGATGTCGAAACCTCTACAAGCAAGAGCTTGCGTAAACCAGATGTTTCTATTCAAGCATTGCTCGGCGCAGGCAAAGTCAGCCTACGCAAGTTCATGGACGAGATCAAGACTGTAGAGTCCAAGCCTAACGGCCGAATCAATCAAGACACTATCCTCTTAAGGGTTATTAAATGACAGATAACGTAATCTTGTTTCCTGGTTTTAAGCGGGACGATGCTCCGCCTCAGAACTTGGACGAAATTCTTGACAAAGTTACACAAACTCGGAAAGAGCATGTAGCTGGTGTCATGAATGATATGATTCCTGATTTGATTCATATCTTCGGTGCCTACGGTGTAGACATCAATGACGATAAATATGTAAAAGATGTTGCTATGGTAATGGAAGCCACAAAGTCTTTACTGCACAAGCAGTATAACCTTGAGCATCCGTTCCATAAAATGGTCGACGGCATATTTGAGTTTAGTTACAATGAAGATAGTACAATCGCGTACACATACACTTTACCAGATGAAGAGTGAGAAACTGAAATGATTATTATGGACCTTTCACAGGTCATGATCTCCAACCTGATGGTTCAGCTTGGAAACCACACCAACGCCGAGATCGAAGAAGATCTTCTACGGCATATGATTCTCAATTCGATCCGTTCGTATAACCAAAAGTTTAAGAACGAGTTCGGCGAGATGATCATCGCATGCGATGCTGGCAACAACTGGCGTCGTCAAGTCTTTCCTTACTATAAAGCTAATCGCCGTAAGAATCGCGAGAAGTCAGAGATCAATTGGACGACAGTGTTCGAGACTCTGAACAAGGTTCGTGACGAGCTAAAGGATTATTTCCCATATCGAGTTATTCGTGTCGACGGCGCAGAGGCTGATGATGTCATCGGTTCTCTCGCTCAAGAATACGGTAATACGAACGAACCGATTCTGATTCTCTCAGGAGATAAGGACTTCGTTCAGTTGCAGTGTTATATGAACGTAAAGCAGTTTGATCCTGTGCAGAAGAAGTGGCGCAAGACAAATGATGTCGATAAGTTCATCAAGGAACACATCATTCGCGGCGATACAGGCGACGGTGTTCCTAACTTCTTGTCAGCAGATGACACGTTCGTTGTCGGTGCAAGACAGAAGCCTATCAGCCAGAAGAAGCTAGATCAGTGGCTCGAAGCAGCAGATCCAAAGGAATTCTGTGACGAGAAGATGCTGCGTGGCTACCTTCGCAACCAACAGTTGGTCGATCTCAACTTCATTCCTTCTGATATCAAGAAGGAAGTGCTTGTGCAGTTCGAAGAGCAGGCAGGAAAAGGCCGTGATAAGCTCTTCAACTACTTCATCGATCGCCGACTCAAACTCCTTGTAGAAAGCATTAATGAGTTTTAATATGCAAAGAACATTAGCGATAGCAGAAATCCTTGATCTTGTCAAGGAAGCCAAGGACGTACAGACAAAGGTTTCTCTCCTTCGTCAGTATGACAGTGAAACCCTTCGTTATATCCTTGAACTGGCCTTCCATCCGAATGTAGGATGGTGGTTGCCAGAAGGAGCTCCTCCTTATACGCCAAGCTCGCTGCTTGACACAGAGGGAAGGCTCTACAAAGAGGCACGTACTCTGCCTCTTTATCTCTATGGTAATCGTCCTGATCTCAAGAAGCATCAGCGCGAAAACCTTTTCATCGGTCTTCTCGAATCTCTTCATCCGAAAGACGCCGCTCTTTTGATCGCCGTCAAGGATAAGAAAGTCGAAGGACTTAACGTCGCAACAATTAACGAAGCTTTTCCAGGGTTAATTCCAAATGAGCAACACAGTTAAGCGTTTTAGAAAATACAATGAAGAATATGACGATTCGAAAAATACATCACATGATCATCGTCAGCATTTAAATGAGAAGCGGCTTCGAGCCGCACTTCGTTCTAAGACAAAAAGTACATTGTTAGATTTGATAGAAGATGAAGATTATTAATGCCTATATACGAATTTAGATTGAAAGAAACCGGTGAAGTCTTCGAGGAATTCTTTAACTACCAACAGAAAAAAGATTTCCTCGAAGACAATCCGGATATCGAAGAAATTATAGGTGCACCTCATCTGATATCAGGAATATCAGGCGTTACTCATAAGACAGATTCTGGCTTTAACGATCTGTTGAATAGAATTGGTAATGCTAACCCACACTCTCCACTCGGTCAACAACACGGCGATAAAGATATCAAGAGTACGAAGATCAGAGAGGCAGTGAATAAGGCTCGTAATAAAAAATAAGGACAACTTGTGCAACATAGCCAACCTCGTTTAACGAAGAGAGAAAAAAGAATCGCCAGACAAAATGGTGACACACAAGAAGGGCTAACATTTAAGAGTCAAAACTTTAATCTTAAGAATATCAATCCACTCACAGAAAACCAGCGCATTGCGTTTGATGCTTTCGATGATGGAAAACACTTGATGTTGCACGGAATGGCTGGTACAGGTAAAACGTTTATTGCTCTGTATAAGGCTATTGAATCGTTGATGGAAAATACCGGTGTACAAAATAAGATTTACATTGTAAGATCGGTAGTACCAACACGAGATATGGGTTTTCTTCCTGGAAACCAGAAGGAAAAGATGAAGGTCTACGAGGCACCTTACTATGCCATTTGTACCGAACTGTTTGATCGGTCAGATGCATACGAGATCCTCAAACAGAAGAACGCCGTCGAGTTCATCTCAACGTCGTTCGTTCGTGGTATTACCATGAACAACTGTTTTGTAATTGTGGATGAAGTCAATAACATGACGTTCCACGAACTGGACTCGGTGATCACTCGCATTGGTAAGGGTTGTAGAGTATTGTTCTGTGGTGACTTCCGTCAGTCAGATCTTACGAAGGACCAAGAACGCAACGGACTGAAGGACTTTATGAAAGTCTTAGGTCGGTTGAATGATTTTGTACATGTTGACTTTCTCGAACAGGATATTGTTCGATCGAAATTAGTGAAGGAATATATAATTGCTCGTCAAAAACTCGGACTTCAACCGTAAAGGTTTCGAATACGATCTACTAGACTTTGCGGAGCTGCAAAGAATAGATGGTCCAACACGTCTCTATGAGACACCAGAAGGGAAGAGATATCCGTCTGTCACCGCCGTCCTCGGTAAGATGACTGATAAGTCTGCCCTCGAAGCTTGGAAGAAAAGAGTCGGCGAGGACGAAGCAGCCCGAGTTTCATCTCGGGCTGCCACTCGTGGAACTAACATCCATACCATGTGTGAGAACTACGTGTTAGGTCATGACATTGATACGTCGATGCCTCATAACATGATGATGTTCCGCCAGATCAAGATGATTCTTGACGACAAGGTCGACATGATCCGAGCCACAGAATGCACTCTGTTCTCTGATCATCTGAAGCTAGCAGGTTCATGCGACCTGATAGCAGACTACGACGGCCGTCTATCGATCATCGACTACAAGACTTCATCTAAACTCAAACGTAAGGAATGGATCGAAGGTTACTTCATGCAAGCCAGTCTCTATGCATACATGCTATGGGAGATGACAGGCATCTTAGTGAAGGATATCGTTATCATCATTGGTGTCGACGATTCTCTCGAGGCACAGGTGTTTAGGGAACGACCTCAAAACTACCTTGAAAAAGCGGTGGATCTGGTTCGATCTTACCATCAAATGTACGGATAAGAAAATGCGGCTTCGGTCGCATTTTTTTTGACAATAAACATGTACATTTTATCAAAACTTTGGTAAGGTGGACCTATAATCAAAGAGGAAAAAATCATGACTAACACCATTACCTTCGACTTCGACTACAACCACAACATCTTCGAAACCCTCGTCCCATACTATTCACACATCACCAACATCATTTACAATACCAACAACACCAATCCCGAAATCACCATCACCTTCACCACTCTCGAAATTCTCAATCAATTCAAACTCGAAAATTATCTTTAATTTTTAAAAATAAGTGAGATTTTCAATGTTTATTATTTCTCGTACTGATCGTAAAACCGGCGACACGAATTACTATTCTGACCGCGTCAATCCTATCAGTCGTCGTATTAGTTATGCTAAAACGTTTTCCTGCCTTCGGTCTGCTGAACACTTCTACAATACGTATCTAAGTGGTACTATCGGCGCTAAAAAGAATTTTATTTTTAAAATTATCGAAAATTAAGGGTGTACAATATTTCGAAAACATTGTATCCTGGGTATATGATAAAGAAGGAAAAAATATTATGACTCGACTTTTTGAATACATCCTTGCACAAGATGATCCTTTTGATTTCATCTATGAAGCCCTCGGTGGAACTCATGGTGTTGAAACCATGAAAACTTGCACTGAGATGTATGGTGATATCTCTATAGACTATCGTTTGCATCCAGATGATGATTTTGAACGCATCATTGAGATTATGGTCGGTATCATGGAGGAATGGAAGTATGAGTAGTTCTATTCTTGCCTTTTCCTACTTCGGCAGAGAGACTGTTGAACGTGCAGTCGCTTCATATTTTGCCAAGCATGGCGTCACAGAAGATGTTCGTGACTATCTGATGGTTCTCGAGGACGAAAAGCCAGACGATTTTTTTCAGCTAGTTTGTGATTTTATCGAAAAATAGCATGTACATTTTATCAAAACTTTGGTAAGGTGGACCTATAATGATGAAGGAAGAAAAAATGATGAAGTACGTAGCAGTTTTCGCCGGTCTGATGATCATGTGTGTTCCTGAAGATGCAAGCCTTCTTCGTTTCGCCGTACAAGGCCTCGTCGGTCTCTCTATCTTTATCGCTGGTACAGTCGCACTGATTGATTCCGCTGAATAATATTTGAAAATAAACATGTACAAATAAGCCATTCTTTGGTAGAATGGTATTACCAAATTGAAAAAGGAAACTATATTATGGCTCATATGATTGAATTTCTCGACGGCAAGGCTTCGATGGCTTATGCAGGCGAAACTCCGTGGCACGGCCTCGGCACGAAGGTCTCGAACGACCTCACTCCTGATCAGATGCTAAAGGCTGCTGGTCTTGACTGGAAGGTCAATCCAGTTCCTGCTTTCGCCGATATTGCCGGCAAGCAAGTCGACATCGGCCACTCCGCTCTGGTCCGTGACGTCGACAACAAGATCCTCGACGTGATCACCAACGACTGGGTTCCGAATCAGAACGAAGCAGCCTTCGAATTCTTCAATGATTTCGTTGCAGCCGGCGAGATGGAAATGCACACCGCCGGTTCTCTTCGTGATGGTCAACTTGTTTGGGCCTTGGCAAAGGTGAAGGATTCCTTCGAATTGTTCAAAGGTGATCAGGTTGATTCCTACCTGCTCTTTACCAATCCGCATAAGTATGGTTGGTCGATCGACGTTCGCTTCACTCCTGTTCGCGTCGTTTGCAACAACACTCTCACTCTCTCGCTCAACAGCCAGTCGAGCAAGATCGTCAAGGTCAGCCATCGCCGCGAGTTTGACGGTGACGTTGTCAAGGAAACACTCGGTGTTGCCAAGGAAAAGCTTGCCAAGTATAAGGAAATGGCTGCTTACCTCGGTTCGAAGCGCTACACTGACGAGAACATCGTCGAGTATTTCCAGCGTGTATTCCCTGTCACTGGTTCGAAGAAAGATCTCAGCAAGAATGCTGGTATCGCTCTCGAAATCATGGACCAGCAGCCTGGTGCCGAGTTTGGTGAAGGTAGCTGGTGGCAGGCTTTCAACGCGGTTACCTTCATGACTGATCACATGATTGGTCGAAATGCAGATAATCGTATGACTTCTGCTTGGTACGGTTCGAACAAGAACCTCAAGACAAAGGCATTGGAAACTGCGATTGAGTTTGCAGACGCAGCATAAGGAATTATATAATGTTTGAAGTCAAGAGTCGGTCCCCAGAATCCTGGGGACCTCTTGCTGCTATTAGCGAGAGTAAGTTCAATCAGATCCTCAACAGTCAGCCCGGTTCTACAAAGGATAAGATCAAGAAACTTAAGAAACTCAAGACTTATAAGGTCCAGTTCAAAAAGGTTTGGCAATCAGGTTACTTTGAGATACAGGCTCAAGATGACTATTCTGTTAGTACTGCAGCTAAGCAATACTTTAAGGAGAATGCAGAATCCATCGAGTTCGAAGAACAAGCTCGCAATCAGTGGGCAGATGGTTATGCTGGTTATGATTCTATTAGTTATGTAAAGGTAAGGAGTTAAGTTATGTTTTGGTTGTGGTTGATTGTTGCTATTACGATTATTTCAGTTGGTGTATATGTTCTTGGTGTGCTTGATTGGGATGAAGATCAAAAGGTAGGCTTGTTTTGGGCTATCTTTATTGGAGCATTGCTGTGGCCGCTTGTACTTATTGCCGCAGTTATTGTTGGTCCGTTCGTCGGTCTCTTCTGGCTCGGTCATCGTAAGCGTCAGAAGCTCAAGAAGGAAAAATCTACCACGAATAAATAAGTGAATGGTAGAAGAAAATGGTACTTACTTTGTAGGCATGTCTTTTGAAACCGAGGATGACGATGAGATCGTTTTCCCGGTGATGTTCCATACAAAGAATTACAAGGAAGCGCTTACACTCACTCGGTGCATTGCCGCAGGTGATCCAAGAAAACGAGTGATGTTTGCAGATATTGATGAGGATTTCTAATATGAAGAAACTTATTGCATCTTTAGTTGTCGGTAGTATGCTAATCTCTACTCCTGCCTTTGCTGATCATCGCCGTGATCGAGATCATGTCCAGCAAGAGCGCCGTAAAAGTGGTTGTGGCTGGCTTTGTGGCGCCATCATCGGCGGTGTTGTAGTTGGTGCTCTGAGCTCGGGTAATCGCGGTCGCGAGAGGGATCGTGAGAGAGAAAGAGATTACGAGCCATACGAAGAAATCCGCTACTACCCACCTGATTATAGATATGATAGACGTTATTGTGTTCGCGAACAGATTACTGAATGGCGTCGAGGCGAACGCTACGTTTATTGGGAAACCCGTTGTAACTAAGGAATAATACATGAAGAATTTTATCGCGCTAGCACTCGTCATGCTGGCAACTCCAGCTATCGCACAGAAGACGCCTGTCGGTGTGACGTATGATACTACCATTGTCCGTGCGATTGATGGTGATACGATCGTAATCACTGCACCATACCTACCAGCTCCTTTGAAGCCTGAACTCGGTGTTCGAATCTTCGGTGTTGATACACCTGAAAAGAGCTTTCGTGCCAAGTGTGAGAGCGAGAAGAAGCGCGGCGAACAGTCTTCTGAATTCACCAATTTGGTAATCAAATCTACAAAGAAGCATCAGGTTGTTCTGTACGATTGGGATAAGTTCGGCGGCCGTGTTCTTGGAGATATTCTCCTTGATGGTATGAGCCTTCGAGATCTTCTCATCAAGAACGGTTTTGCACGTGCATATTTTGGTGATGCAAAGCAATCTTGGTGCAATTAAGCATGTACAATTAAAGCCCGTTGGGGTATAAATAGAATATCAGTTGTTGACAATCAACAATAAAGGCGGAAAGACCGGGGTTCGACTCCCCGCACCTCCACCATGGACACACAGTCTTTCAACCACATTGCACAGGATGTAATGTCACGATAGATTGACTGAGTTGCGCAACGTGTGTCCATGATGGGGGTGACTATGGAATTCGATTTTCGTGTAATAGGGCGGTTTGAGACTGATTGCTTGGCAAAGTGCCACTAAACATAAATGCTAACGATAACGATAGCTTTGCAGATATCCGCCTAGCGGCATGATCTACACGGGTATGGCTCCACCTTGGAACAGAACGGGCCACTTGCTACCAGTTGAATCTCTGGTGCTACGAGTCACCAGAAAAACTGCTGGTGATAGTATAAATAAAATATCACGACGGAGGTTAGAATCCTCCATTGACTCTTACAAAACTTCAAGTCTTAGATGGCTAGAAAGCGGCATCATTCGGATGCCACCGACGAAAACACTAATGATTTTGCATTTCCAGTAAGAGGGAAATGGATGGAAGATACTTCGTTATTCTCTTGTGTATCTTCTTATAGCGGCAGAAAACTATATGGCTGGGATGCCTGTAAAGTAGTCTCTGTTTGCCAAAGTCATTGAGACTAAGAGGAAGAACATGAAACTTTTCGAAAATAGAAAAGATTTCCCTTACCTTCGCTGGGCTGAAGGATTCTGCATTGGATTGATGCTTGCTGCAACCGCAGCAGTTGCAGTGCCAATCAAAGAACCTGAAGTCAAGATCGTAAAGGTCCCTGTAACTAAAGTAATCGAAAAAGAAAAGATCGTAAACAAGCCAGTTTATCTGAGCGCGAACGATAGAAAACAAATCCAATGCATGGCTGAGAATACATATTTCGAAGCAGGACATGAGCCCGTCAAAGGACGGATCGCGGTGAACAATGTTGTTTTGAACCGTGTTGAAGATAAAAGATTCCCGAAAACACCATGTGCGGTCATCAATCAAAAGGCCAGAGGCGTATGCCAATTTTCATGGAAGTGTGAGGGTGGAAAAAGAATCCGAGATAATGTGGCTTTCGCAAGAGCGAAAGAAATTGCTGAACACGTATATCTAGGTAATTATGGTGATGTGACACGTGGTGCACAGTTCTACCACGCAGACTATGTCAGCCCACGTTGGGGCAGAGTCTTTGATCGTACGACTAAGATTGGTGCACACATTTTTTATAAAGGATGATTATTATGGTGGACGACGTCATTTCAACAAAAGCATTGACTTCTGAAAAGTTCATTAAAGAAATTGAACGACTGGTTATTAATTATGATTTAGATTATATGGATGCCGTCGTCCACTATTGTGAGAAGAATAACATCGAGATCGAGGCAGCTGCGAGCATTATCCGTAGTAACATTCGTATCAAGGCAAAGCTTCAAGACGAAGCAGAAGAACTCAACTTCATGCCAAAGAGGGCTAAGCTACCCGTATGACTCCGTTCGAGAGCTACACCACTTTCCTCGCCCTTAAAAATCACTTCACAACAGACAGCTACGACTATATCAAATACAATGGCAAAGTAGGCGCAAAGCCTTCTAGCTTTGATGTACGTAAGGACAAGTATCAGTTCTATAAGTTGTCCAAACATAAAGATCCACTCAAATATTTGGTTGCCAACTTTGTAGATGGAGACCTGAAATGGATAGGCGATCTGTTCGGCGATGACTCTGAGAAAGTGTACAATGAATGGTTGAAGAGACAGCAGTCTCTTTCTTATATCTTCGAAGAAGACGTAAAAAAACTATGTACAAATTTCAATGATTGTGTTATTGTAAAGAATGGGCAACATCCCTATCTGTTGAAACAATATCTTCGTCGAGAGATTTCTATCGAGACGGTGATTATCCTCAATGATATCTTCGGGTTCTTCGGTCATTGGAACAAGAAGATTGAGGATGGTGTCCTATGGCCCAGCATCCACAAGAAGCTGCTGAAGTACAAGCCTTTCTTTCATTATGATGCATTTAAATGTAGAAAAATTGTCAAGGCTACCTTTACTTCATGATAAATACAGTTGCAGTTCGCTGCAATCTAAATACTTCGAAACACACCGACATATAGGAGATAACTATGTCATTTGCAGACCTTAAGCGTTCTTCCAGCTCTTCTTTTGAGAAGCTCACGAAAGAACTTGCCAAACAAAACACCACCTATTCAGATCCCGATGAGGGCAAATATTGGAAGCCTACCGTCGATAAGGCTGGTAACGGATACGCTGTGATTCGTTTCCTTCCAGCTCCAGTCAACGAGGACATTCCTTTCGTTCGCATCTGGGACCATGGATTCCAAGGACCAACAGGTCTTTGGTATATCGAGAAGTCGCTTACGACTCTCGGTAAAGACGATCCCGTGTCAGAATATAACAGCGTTCTTTGGAACACTGGTCTTGACTCTGATAAGGAGATCGCACGCAAGCAGAAGCGCCGCTTGGCATACCACAGCAACATCTATGTTGTGAAGGACCCAGGCAATCCTGCGAACGAAGGTAAGGTCTTCCTGTACAAGTACGGAAAGAAGATCTTCGACAAGCTTAACGACCTCATGAACCCGGGTTTTGAGGACGAGAAGCCAGTAAATCCTTTCGATCTTTGGAACGGTGCTAATTTCAAGCTCAAAATTCGTAAGGTCGAAGGTTGGCCTAATTACGATAAGTCAGAATTCGACTCTCCCGCACCACTGTTCGATGATGACAGTGAGCTTGAACGTGTCTACACTCAAGAGTATCCACTCGCTGAGCTCGTAGATGCAAAGCAATTCAAGTCTTATGAGGATCTCAAGACTCGTCTGAACACTGTCTTGGCACTTTCTGCGGAACCTGCTAAGATTCGCGGAGTTGATCGTGATGAAGAGGAGTATAAAGCTCCTGCGCCTACCTTCAAGGCGGCTGCTGCACCGAGTGCAGCTTCTACGGTCGATGAAGACGACGATGATCTCGATTTCTTCAAACGCCTTGCCGAAGAAGATTGATAAGGTGGGAAAGGGGGCCGAAAGGTCCCCTTTCTTTTTATCCGTGTGCCGTTTGTTCGTAGTTGACTTTTGCAATTAATCCCATACGAATCAAATACCAGTCAATATTCGAGTTATCAGATTCTGTTTGCGCGCCTTGCATTCCTGAAGAACTCGAACTCGAGCTAGTGCTCAAACTAATTGGCGATGGTATTGAAGCCGCTGCATTTTCAGGAGTTTTCAAATCAACCATCACAGCCGTTTTTTCTCTGGCGGCTTTTGCAATATTTCCTGACATTGTGTCATTAAAACCTAGAAGTTGAGATCCAGACACATATTCTTGTTTTCCGAAGGAAGCACGCGCAATTGTACCAAGGGCTTCCATTGCACCTTTGGTTAAATTAACACCAGTGGCTATGACTTGATCTAATATACCAGGTTCGGAACCACCGGTATGGCGACTAGTTCCTGGAATTTCAATATGCCATGGTTCCCACGACATTGGAAATTCCAAACCGAATCTAGCTGCATTCGCATGTGCCCATGTTTGAGCTGGACCAGGTTTGGCTATGTCCAGATCTGCCGCGGCGCCATAGTTATGATTAGATTGGCCAGGAGGTGCTACCCATTTTCTTGCCGCCTTTTCGCTGCCGTATTCTTTAACAGCCTGTGCAAATAATTCTTTTTGTCGTGCAACCGAACGAAACCCAGAAGTAATTCGAATTGGTACGCCGGCTTGTTCAGCCGCCACAAGAAATGGTCCTAACTTACCAGCAAAATCTGGTTTAAAGCCTTTTACATGTGACGGATCTTTGTAACTATACTTTTGAAGATCGATGGGTGCACCTGTTTGTGGAGGAGTGCCAGTAACAGGTGTAGCATTAGGAGATGCAGGTGTACTAGGAGCAGGAGCGCTCGGAGGAGTAACCCTAGGAGAAGCCGATGGAGCAGGAGGCGGAGCAGTATTCGATCGACTCGGACTTGGAACTGAGGATCTTGATCCAGAATTGCTTGTCGTTCCAGAAGAAGTGTTGGTGCGAGTTGCAACGCTTCGCCCTGTAGTTGAGGCCGCAGCTTTATTCGAACCAGAATTCGGCATTGCCGCTGGAGTACTAGAAGAACGTGAAGATGTACTGCTCGGAGTAGTTTCAGTCGGTTCACTTGGAGCGGCAGGTAATGAAGGCGCTGCCACATTAGGAGAAGACGGAGTATTACCTTGAGTAATATTTGGCTGTACGGATGCATCTACTTCAGTACTCTGACTTGAAGCAGAAGAAGAGCCTCCAGTAAAAAAATCTAATCCGTCAGAAATAGTGCTGGCAACATTTCCTACAAAATTAAATACACTTTTAATGCCGCTCGCGAGTGACTTAAACGCTTCTTGTACCGGTTCGAACTGCGCAGCTATTAATCCTCCTACAAGGAGTGCTACTCCCATTCCAGTAGCATCAGATTTTTCTGCATCTGCTTGAGAATTTTGTTCGATAGGAGATGCATCTTCTGATTTCGCTTCGATAGCGGCTTCTTTAGTTGCTACTAAATTTTTATTGGCTATTTTCTTTTGATTATCTAAGCGCTGCTTAAGATATCCGTCAACAGCAGCCAGCTTCTCTATCATTTGAACGATAGGAGAATTGATTTTAATATTTGAAACAGGAAGTTGTCCACCGCCTGTAGGAGTTTTGACTTTTTGCTTTGCGGCCTGTCCAGCTACACCCATTCCTGAAAAAACTTGGCCAGCCGCGGCTTTCTTTGCCCAATTTTCGTAAAGCTTTTCTTCTTCGGTCGTACCTTCCACGATGCCTTGATAGGCAGCTTCGATCAGTTTACTAAAGGCAGGATTAGCAGCGTCTTTAGTTTTCTTGTCGATCCATACGTTGCTGTTAAGATCCCATACGTATTCTGTTTTACCAAGTTTTACAATCGGCCGAGAAGTATCAATACGAACACGCTTCTTCTTTCCTTCAGGAGAATTTTCAACCTGAAGTCTATTCAGGAGTGAAAGCAATCCTTCAGGAGCTTTTGCTTTTGATTTCTGATCTACCCAACCTTCAGCAGTTTTAATGAAGGTTTGACCGCCTATTGTAACTGGTTCAGCCATTACGCAGCCATCTTCGGTTTATGATATTGCATGTATTTTTCTATTGAGCCTTTTCCTGGGAAATTAGGATCGAAGTGTTCGCGCTTATTATCATTCGAAGAATTAGCTTTATTGCCTAAAGCAGCGCCTGATGCTTCTTGCTGATTCTTAGCTTGAGCTGTATCTTTAGCTCCTAAGTCAACTGCAGTTTGTACTTGTGTCGACATGCCCTTTAATGTTTCAGTCACAGCAGATGCGCCTTGATTAGGAACTGCTTTGGCTACATTACCTTGCATAGTATCATTAAAATTATTTAACTGAGATCCGGGCGAATAAGCTTGTTTACCAAAAGAAGCTCGAGCGATCGTGCCGAGAGCTTCCATTGCACCTTTACCTAAATTAGCAAGATTCGCAGCCACATTACTTCCAGGCGCAGCTGCACCTTGCGAATCATAAGTAGAAGGCGCATATTGTCCACCGGTATAATCAGCCATCCATTTTGCTTGATATTGTGCAACTGTCAGTCCGTTATTCTGAGACAATTCCTCGGGTGTAAGATACTTCTTGGGACCAGCATACCATTCGGCTGGAACTGCGGTTACATCTCCGCCATTTCTTCGTAATATATCTTGAACATATAGTGCAGCAACAGCGTCTTGAATAGGTGGTGGAGCAAGATATGCTCTAGGATATTCAGTTCCTATTTTATATAATTTAGTTAAATTTCTCCAAGATTCGTCGAGGAATGCATATGCACCAGATGCAGTTTGGTCTGGCATGCCAATCGGATGTGGAATACCATAATTGCCACCGGACTCTCGCGTTCTGATAGTAGCAAGGATTCTTTCTACATCTGCTGGAATAGGTGGAAGATTTTGCAACTGTGCTGCAGAAGCTATCGGAGCTCCAGCAATATTACCTGATCCCGATATTGGAGCTGCATCAGGCTGTGGTTTTAAATTTGCAGTAGCTTGCGCATCTTTTAATTGTTCTTCTTCTTCTGTCCAATCCCAATATGCAGATATAATATCATATATTAGAAATGCGCTTGAGGCGACAGTAATAAGAGTAAGCAAAGCTCCAGGTATTACGCCAATTCCTGTTGCAGCAATTCCAATACCTGCTAAAGCTCTTCCAAGTAAAGGCATAACCTTTCTTGCAAGGAAAGTTTTACCAAAACGTTTTGATAAAAATGCTACAAATCTTCTTCCTTTTGGACCTGATAACCATCCTCCGCCTGCTGAAGAAGCAGCTTTTGATGCTATTTTTCCAGTGACAGGATCTCTAAATCCTAGTCTTCCTCCTGATGCCGAAAGCCGCGGTGCAGCCTGAGTTTTTGCAATATTAGCTCGGGCATTTTTAATTTTTCCAAAGGTTTTTACACCTCGATATGCAGCATAACCGGCCAAACCTCCGGCCATGGCATGGTCATATGATCCATCTTTTCGTGGAGCTTGAGTGCCATCAGGTTCTTTTCCAGTCCCGGTTATATTTTCAAATAAGCTATTTCCGGTAAAGCGCTCGCTGAGATACTCGGCTACGAGCCCTGCAATTCCCAAGCGAACTCCGCCTAGAAGATATCCAATAACTGAGCCTGTACTTGCTACTCCATCGGCGAGTGGACCAAGGAAATCAAATTTTTCGTTAAAGGCTTTATAACTGTCTTTTAAACGATCGAGTTCTTTGGTATCTAAATTGCCTATGGCTAAAAGGCCGAGTCCTGCAATCCCACTCGCCGCTAAGATGGCTTTCGTGATTGTGCCAGCTCTGCTTTTTACTGTGCTGTCATCTGACATACCGCTAAATTTGTCAGATAACTTAGTAAAGATACTTTCTTTTTGGCCGCCGCTTTCAATGGCACTTTCTCGTTCAGCTTGAGCTTGCTGAACGAATGCATCTCTCTCAAACTTAATTTGCGCCTGAAGAGTCTTATCGATAGAAGAAAGATAATTGACTGCGACTACTAGAAGCTTTTCAGTAGGCATATTCGCATTGACAGCAGGAGTAGCAGCTTTTTTCGGAGCAGGAAGTGTTCCTCCGCCAGTTACCTTGCCTTTCGCAGCAGTCCCAGCGATACCAAAATTATTTACTATCGTTTTAGGTGCAGGAGTTAACGCTCCACCGACAGCAGAGCCGATACCTTGGGCGATACCTCCGACGGCAGAACCAATTCCAGTGACTGTCGCAGAAGCAAGACCGAAGAAACCTTCAATGCCCTCTCCTACGACTTCTACGCCGAGTCTTGGTAATATTCCCCCGAGTCCTGGTTTTCCAACCTTTCCCATTACTTCCTTCTACTCTCTATTTCCTGTTTTTGCTCTTCAAGACGAGCCA